TTATGTTGGATTATTTCCTTTCTTGATTAAAGATTCAATTTGATGAACCAGCGCACATTGTGCCGCCCACCAGCGTAAATTTTCGTTTGAAACATTTGATCCAAAAACACGATATATTGTCATAGATTGCAAATGTGCCAAAACCTGTTGCCCATCAAAAGACGAAAATACGCGGGCATATTGTTTTTCAATATCTGCCATTGTTGCCCCCTATGTGTTAAATGGACAATTCTTCGCTGGCCATTTGTGCGATTGGCGCCATGTATTTTAATTCTGCGTCACTGTGCAGAGAAATTGGTTCTATTAATCCACGACGTGACAATATTTGCAGTCCACGTTCACATAACGGTTTAATAAATTCATGCAATAAACGACCGTATGTTGCACCCAATATTCGAACCATATCGGCATTGCGTGCTAATATTTCCGTTGCAGTCATTTCTTTATCAGACAATAACCCCAAACGGTCTGCCAACAATGTGTGACGAATTCTGTCACGCAAATCACGCAAAACAATTTGAGACACATCAAAATCTGCACCACTGGACAACGGGGTTAACCCTGAACTGCCCACTGCTTTTGGTATAATCGCGCCTGGCGTCAGATTTATATTTGATAAATTGATAACACCATCATCATCTGCCTGCCAAATACCGCTGACCGCGATAGTCGCATTTTTCAAGACCAATTCGACAACTTTGTTTGCCGTTTTTATATCTGGCAATGCGCGCAATACTGGACTGCGGCCATATATTTCACCACTGACCAACGACCAACGGAAAATTATATATGGATTTGTTTCAAATGTTCCACGTGCAACGATATTGTTTTCCAAATCACCACCTACATCTATCCATGCTGTAAAATCAGTCCCTATTAAAGATTGCACCAATCTTATCGGTGTTTGTGGATTGTTTTTGATTGTGTCTTTAAGATGTTTTGGAAACGTGACATTTGGATATTTTTCCATGATATCACACGCCGGTAATGATGTAGTATGAAATATCGCACCTGGTAATAATGCAATATCTGACATGGGTATTGACGTGAACGAAAATGCAGAATCTGAACCGATTGGATTTTCAGACATAAACAAACACGCTGTCCCCAAGACTACTAAATCAATATAGCATTGGTGAATAGTGGTATAAAAATTTGAATCGTTCAAATGCGCGCGCAACACGGCGGTCGCGATTTCTGGATTTGGTGACAAATCACTTTCGCGAACCAGATTTATCCACAAAGATTCTGGGGGCGTCAATAACGAATACATTGATGCCGCCAAATTATCCACTGCATCAGATGCGGTTGCATCAAACAAAGTTGCCGCATCTGCATCATCAGTCGGGATGGTATAACGCATCGCTGTTTTCCAACGATTTAACCAGATTTCTCGTTCGTCCAGTGCACGTTTATATAATTGCATAAGATTTTTTTGCATTTATTATTCCTTTTGGTTTTTGTTATATTTTGAATTCTGTGTTTGCTTTGATTAAACCGATATTGGTTGACACCGGATGCAAAGGAATCGGTGTCATAGCCAAAGCCCCCGCAACCGCATCCAATCCGTCATCATGTTCTGTTGAACCAATTGGTGTCCATGCCAACATTTCGGCCAACAACATCGTTTGTTTGACGCGTTCATGCATAAACAGACGACCTGTATTTAACATGGGTTCCACAGTATTCAAAATTCTTGTTTCTTTTTTTGTATGATTTGAAATTTGGATAATATGCAACGGCATATTACGGCTGTCTGAAACACGCCTGATGATTTCAGGCAACGCGTTTCCGATACCGTTAATTTCTATACCTATGCGGTTGATTTTGTGCGTTTGTAAAAAATTCAATATTTTTTCGCATTGAGTGGCCAATGGATGAATATCATCGTCTGCAACTGTTATATACAATACGTCATGCACAAATGCGGTTGTGTTTTTATCATCGCGATATATTAAAACACATACACTGCCATCAGACGTATTATGCCCAGATGATGGATCCCAATATACACTGGCACCCGTGATTAAATGTTCACCGATTCGCGCCATGCGACTATCAAAATCATTGGCATAAAAATGTATTGCCCCAGGATCCAGATGAATCCGCTCTTCGGCGACATATTCCAACATCATTTGTGCAGAAAAATGTCGTGGCCCGACAATACGTTCTAATTCTTGAATTTTTTCAATCGGAAAAACTTCGGGCCATGCTGGATTTCCGGCATCATCTACAATCGGAATCTTTAATTGTTTATATCCGCTTAAAAAAGGTATTGAATTATTAAAATTTTCGTTTAATCTAATGGACATGGACTTTACTCCGAAAACTTTACCAACGAATTTAGAGGCTGAACAGGCTGTTCTGGCTGCGGTTTTGATGAACAATCGCGCCTTGGAATCGGTATCTGATTTCTTGTTGCCTGAACATTTTTCACACCCTGCCCACCAAGAAATTTATAAATTGGCATTGCGTCAGTTTTCTGTTGGTGTCCCATTTGATATTATTACGGCAAAAACATATCTGGAACAACAGGGCGCACTGGAATCCGTTGGTGGTGTCGATTATTTGACTAAATTGGCATCTGCGGGCGCAACCGTTGTAAATGTTGAACATTATGGTCGTATTGTTTTTGACAATGCCCGTCGGCGTGATTTAATCGGTCTGGGCCAGGGTATTATTGATGACGCATATACCGAAGACATGGATAAAACCGTCGATTTCCAAATTGAAAATGCAGAACAAAAACTGTTTAATTTGGCATCCACGGGGCAAAGCGAACAAAACATGGTTTCGTTGGCCGACGCATTAAAAGGTGCACTGCAAGAGGCGGAAATCGCATACAAGGCCGATGGTAAACTGTCTGGTTTAACCACGGGGTTGGATGATTTGGATAAATCAATCAGTGGTCTGCATCATTCTGATTTAATCATCATCGCTGGACGTCCAGGTATGGGTAAAACAACATTGGCAATGAACATCGCTTTCAATGCCGCAAATGCTATATATAATGGACGCGCAAACGAACAATACAAAGGTGCGGTTGTATTTTTCAGCCTTGAAATGTCGAATCAACAACTGGCCGCACGTGTTTTATCATCACAATCAAAAATTCCGGCTGCCCACATGCGCGAAGGTAATTTAACAGACGAAGATTTTATGAAAATGTCTGAATATTCAAACGCGCTGGCTAAATTGCCGTTGGTTATTGACGATACGGCCGATATGTCGGTTCCAATGATAAAAACGCGCGCACGTCGAATTGCACGCAAATATGGCGGTATCGCACTGATTGTTATCGACTATTTACAATTGATGAAATTGCCAGGGGGCAAAAACAACGACAACCGTGTCCAAGAATTATCCACAATAACACGCGGATTGAAAATCTTGGCCAAAGAACTAGATGTTCCTGTTGTCACACTATCCCAATTATCGCGCAGTGTTGAACAACGCGACGATAAACGTCCAATATTGTCTGATTTGCGTGATTCGGGTTCTATTGAACAAGATGCCGATATCGTTATGTTCACATATCGTGACGAATATTATCTTAGCAATCGTTCACCTGAAAACCGCTTATCAGGAAATGCATCTGAAAACGCAACACAAAGTTGGCAAAACCGGCTTGATAAATCCCGTAACAAAGCGGAAGTCATCATCGCCAAGAATCGTCATGGGAAACCAGAAACAATACATTTAAGTTTTGTCGGTGAATATTATCTGTTTGATAATTTGAATCAATTTGGACCACAACCTTTTGGTGGAAACACTGGGTTTGAACCGCAAAATGATAACACCATGGATTCAAATGTTCAAACCGTATCAAATATCAATGATATTCCTGATGATTTCATGTAATTCTTTTTACTTGCCAAAGTAATAAATTTTTACTATTATTTTGTCAACATATATACCAAGAGGTTTCATCATGGCACAAGAAGAAATCATTTTTCCAAATAATATTCGCAATATTCGTGCGGCTAAGGGCATGAAAATGACCGATTTGGCGCGCCGTTCGAATTTATCTCTGTCTGCTGTGTCAAAAATTGAAAAAGGCGTTCGTCGTCTGAATCAAAAGCAATTGTTGAACGTTTGCACTATATTGGGTTGCAAATTGTCTGATATTTTTATTCACGAATCAGATTCTATGGCCAACCAATGGCAAAATGAAATTAAACGCCGTTTGAACGACAACGAAGATAGCGGATTAAAAATCTTTGGTTCTGGGCTTCGTAAAATACGTCAGCGCGCTGAAAAAACCATCGCTGAGACTGCAAAAATGGCGGGCATGACATTGTCTGTATATCATAAAATCGAAGTTGGCCAACGCGAAGTTTACGAAAACGAAATCGATGTTTTGGCGAAAACTTTTGGTTATACTGCGAAACAATTGTTTGATGAAATCGCAAAATTATATAATTCTGGCGAATTAACCAAACAAATTAACAAGGTCAAAGAACGCGTAAAATCTGTGTTGGAACCGGGAAATCCGGAATCTGGGTTGGATATCCATGGCGGATTATACGGCGCACAATTATATGATAATGCACGTAAAAAATTGGTTCCTGTGTTCGGCAAACCAGATGGCAAATCAATCAAATTGAAAAAATCTGATGAACATATGATTGTTGCCCCGATTGAATTAGAAGGCAAAAACGGTGTTTATGCGGTTATTCCTAATTCAAAACGTTTGGGTGGTTTTATACCTGAAAACGCATATGTTTTTGCGGATACCAATGAAAAGCCTGTGGCTGGTGATTTGGCCGTTTGCATTGATGCTGATTTTGCAAAAATGGGTTCTGATGATACTGTCAACGCGCAAATTGCCACCATTCGCCAAGATTCACGCGGAAAAATTTACGGACATATATCTAATCCAGAAGAGAAGATTAACGTTCAAACCATGCACAAAATCATCATGATTGTGATGAAATAACGTTTATATAACACCAAGGGGGGGGATTATAATATGCAACAACACGCACACGTTATCGCACAACGTTTATTGAACCTGTATCGCCAGGCACACGTTATAAATGGTGGCTGGGCTGCCGTGAACAAGGTATTAATTGCAGAATCAGATAATCCCCAGGTCATAGAAGCACTTGAAAAATTACCCACTGGCAAACGTTTGGCAACACATATTGCAAATTTGCGTAGTGGTAAAACACCGATGGATACAATTCGTCCTGAATTATTGCCATATGGCGGCATGTTAACCAGCCAAAATTCAAACGTCACATTGACTGAATCAGAAATGACCGAATTGAAATCTGCACTGGCAGCTTTCGAAGCGACCCCCGAAGGTATGAAAAAAATCAAAGATTTGGCATGTGTTCGCAAATTCGGCAACGATTGGCCCGACAAAGTCAAAGCTGCGTTATCTGCCGAAGACCCAAAGGAATTACCTGCATGGGAAAATGTTGTTCGGACGGCCCGTGCGTATCAATTATGGGATTCTGCAAAACAGTTGGTATCGGAAAATTTGACCGACCGCGATCGCGCTAGAATACAAGCGGATATGCCTGAATTTGAAACATACCTGCCGATGTTCGGTGACGAAGGCGAAGAATTATTGGCAAAATTACGCACGTTCATGTCATCTATGCCGCAATAATTTATATGGCGTATATGGTATCTTTGGTGTGCGGTGTTCCAATATAAATCATCGTTCCATTTGGTGACAATATAAAATCTAATTCGCGCAATCGTTCACGCAAATTGTTCCTTTTTTGTTGTGTATTGCAGGTATTTGGCACCTCTACGTCGTCACATATTATCAAATCAGAACGCATCCCGGTAATATTTCCAGAAATGCCTTGGCATATCACAGACGGTTCACGTATACCGATTGGGCGTTTGATTGTAATTTTATGTGCGCCCCACTCTTTTTTTACATCTGGCAAAACATCCGAACAAAACGGATGATTTTCCAAAATATTTTTTATATGAGATACCATCCGTGATGCCAAACTTGATTCAGCAGATAAAATCAATATTCTGGTTTCCGGTATATGATACAAAACACAGGCAGCAAAAATCCCCACAACCGTAGATTTACCCGAATGACGAAACGCATTTAACAATCCACGGTGCGGTTCATCGTTTAATATCCCTATTAAAAATTGCATGATTTGTTTGTGATGGCGCGGTGTTTGAAACCCCAGTAATTTATTCCATTCATCCAAGAAATCAAAGGCTGCCGTAATCGTCATTGTTTTCATTGTCTGCTTCTTCTGTGACAGAACCATAATCATTTATCAAATTTGGCAACGCACTATCCAGAACATTTAATAAATTATAATACAGACCTAACACTGAACCACCTGATAATTTATCAGATATCACATCCAGCGTATAATCTATTTTATTCAACACGGTATCGTGGATATTTGCCCATTCTGAAACATTGATATCTATATCATGCAAATCTTGAAATGCCGCCAACAAAAAATTAAAATCAGAATTCAAATCTTCCGGGTCTATCTTTTCTGTTGGTTGATAATCTATGGTGCGATTCAAAGAAATTTGACGAAAAATATCTATATTTTTCCCAGATTCAGGCGCCGTATTAAAAACGACAGTGCCACCATTAAATCCAGCGTTCGCAATCACACTATATTGGTCGCTGTTCAACAGTGCATCATTTACCGCGACTTTGATATCTGCGTTTTGAAAGAACGGAAAAGAAAACACAAATTCCGTATCTACACCATTGCCAGTATATGATATTTTATACATTGATTGCCCCCTATCCTGCTATTTTATCGATTTTGGATAACCACGTTCTTACTAAATTTGGTTTTTTAACGGTTGTTTTTTGAATTTTTTCTAGATTATTTTTATATTTAGTATCATATGGTTCGGCCGTTTCATCACGCAAACGTTTCAACACAGCACGTTCAGAAAAACTGTTACCACTGTTTCCACTGGCGCCATATTTTGCACGTTGGGTTGATAAAACTTTTTTAATCAGATTTGTTTTTGTTAATTCATCTTGGGCCATTTGCGCCAAGATTTGTTGACGTTGGTTTTCTGCATCCCGCTTAGATTCTTTATAATCTAAAACTTTCGTCACATCGGATACTAATTGTCCCATAAAAACTCCTTTTGGTTAAAATTATATTGAATATGTGCCGTCAACCGTCACGGATAATATTGTTGCAGGCAATTGTTCGCTGCTGGAAATCGTCCACAATGGTTCCGTTGTATTTGTTTGGGTTCCCAACAAATTGATAGATAAATCGCCACAATATCCCGCACAATCATCCGCATAGGCGTAATTTGGTATTTCCATACGATAACCATTAACAAATACTGTCTTGGTATCTATTACGCGCATTGATATTTTACGTGCACGTAATTTTTTCGGGTTATGCCCGTTTATAATCATTGGGAACGCCGAAATTTTATAATCGAAACCATATTCGCCTGCATCATCCAGACATGTTGCGTCAAATTTTTCTAATGAATTTGTGGTGCCGCGTTTGACTATTACATACGTGACATCCCCCATCACCGCAACATATTTGAAATTACCATCTGTTTTATATGTCGCCCACGCAGAAATATTTTGCGCGGCGTGTTTGTTCAACACGGCCATCCCCCCATCATCCATTACAACAAATAATTGATGACTGTTTGGGTTATATGCCATACTGACTGGATTATTTATCAAATGTTTGGCAAACGCACACAAATCAGACGCATGATAATTTTCTGATAACGCATCCAGGTCTAATTCACGAATACCAGTGCCAGATGCAGAAACAAATACAGTATTTGATTCTATCTTTTGTGGTGGCAGATATTTTTGTGAAAATGCACCGATATTGGTATGTTGTTTAATATCAACGTTCGCCGGTGTTAATGGCGAATTAGAAATCGCCCATTCACCGATTGACGTCAAAATTTGCAATTTATCCGCACTGACCAAAGTGCAAATTTGATGATGTTGCGCCGATAATAACGTTATATAAATGGCTTCATCATCCAAACCTGTTCCTGCATCAAAATTAGAATAATCGCCCACTTTGGACATCCAAATACAATTAGGCAATGATGTTGTTCCACCAAAAATTAATCTGTTTTGATGGAAAGAAATACATTTTGGCCACCCGCGTCTATCGTTAAACACAGATTCATACCAATCGTAAATAGCGTACCCAGGCAACGAAAATCCACCATTAGTGTAAACCGTGGCCACGGTGTCACTTTGAACAGAAAACACAACCCATTGTTTTTCGTTTACATATAATCTTTCGCCAATTGATGATTGATTCCAAAACGCAGAACTGGTTGTGAACGTTGCATAACTGTTGCCCTGATTCGATGCCGTAATAGAAATAGATATTCCATCGGTATCTTCAAATTTTGCAAATGGTATATTGACACTGGCATCTGAATTTACTTTGAACGAATACGCCGTAATAACAAAACCTGTATCTGTCTTGCTTAAAATGCGCGGTGGATAATCAGGATGCACAAAAAACAGTTTATCAAAACGTTGGGCATATTGTAATTTTGATAAATCTGCGGTTCGCCACGGCGCGTTAACGGCCGCTATTTTTGTATCATTGCTGTAAACATCGACATTTTGATCCGATATGACCAGCAAATATTTTTCTGAATCCGATATTGGAAACGGAACAATTATCGCCCCGTTATATGTATTCGCAATTTTTTTAAGGCCCGATCTACGTTTCAATCCACCAGAATCCAAAACATCTACATTTTCCAGTTTTGATAAACCGCCCGTGTTATTTGTCGCATAAAATTCTGATGACATTTCACCATAATCAAAAGAATTTTGTGTTTTAAGAAAATTTCCCATGATAATCTCCTTAACCTATTAAAATCTTGAATCTATCAACGAAAAACTATCAATATTTGATTGGCCTGAATTTGTGCTGTCTATGAATTTTGCAGATTGATATTCTGATTCGTATAATGCAGTCATCATTCTGAATACATTTGCATCACCAATCAATGGTATACAAAATTCCATTGCTAACTTAGTCGCAACCAACGTCGCAAAATAACTTGGAAAACTTTCTGGGGAAACGCGCACTATTGCAGAAACATCCAACGTATCTGATTGAGCAATTATTTTATTACCAACAATTTGCCCCATCGATGTAATGATTCGTAACACATTTGATGGAATAATAAAATCGCCATCTGAATTTTTGTTCAATGTGATATTTTGCATTGCGAATCGCCATGGAAACATAGATAACAGCGTATCAACAATCGGGTCAAACAAAGTTCTGGCCAATTGCGCAGCGGCTGAATCTTCGCGCAAAGATTGAATCGGTTTTTCACCTAATTTCAATAACGCCATCGAACATAAATCTATTTTTGTAAACATTTTTACACCTATTTGTTATAAAAAGCCAAAGGCCGCACAATCGCGACCTTTGACCATGTTATGAAACATTTTGAATTATTATTTAAGATAATGCACCAACAGTGATTGCATCAGCGGTCACGCTTAATACTTTCATTGTTGTTCCATTTGATCCGTTAATCAGAATAATATCGCCTGTGTTCATCAAAGATTTCACGCTGGCAAAATAACCAGATGCGGTTATTGTCGCCAATGTTGCGTTTTCTTTGTAATGCCACAAAGTGAAACCGTTTGCATACGCAATCACAGATAAATTTTTATTTTGAAAAGCCATCTGATTTTCCTTTTGGTTGTTTTATGAATTTGGTTTTTGGTTATGCGGCATCGTCGTCACATTTAACGCGAACAATTCCATCAGCGTCGATTAAAACCGCGCCCTGGGACATGCTGTTGCTGATAAAGTGAGCAGCGCGTTCGCCGTGCCATGTGATGTCTGTTTTGACTTCTTGACCACATGCGTGACCAATGCTGGATGCATGATAGATAAAGCAATCACGATCATCGCTGTTTGCCAAAGGCAACGAATTGCACAAAATCCAATTGATACCCAACCATTTTCTGGATTCGCAACCATCGACTAATGGTGTTGCGCCGCCGACATAATCCGCAGATACAAATTCATTCATCGACATCAATTCGTTCCATTGATGCACACCAACAACGGCGAATCTGCGGCCATCATCTGGCACATCATTTTCGTTCAATTTTTCAACAGCAGCCATAACCAACGCTTTGGTCAAACCGGTTGAATAATCGCCGACGTATTGTGTTGCATTGTTCATTGCAGCGATAATCAATTCGTCTGTTTTGCGACCCAAAGCATACGCTCCAGCCGACGCAACAACGCGACGTTCATCGACATTAGTTTTCAATTCATCCAATGCATCAACCCAATCACCCGCATAGTAATCTTGTAATGTGCATTCTACAGGTGTGTGATTCAAATTCATCACTGGCACAATACCATGACGCGATTTAGTGCTGGCGATACCTTTGCCGACTTTTTGGAAAGTTGTAGACGTTCCGATAACACCAGATTTGCTGCGAATCGTTGAACGTAATTTTGTGCCCATTTGTTGATATGCCAAATGAACATCTGCTTCAAATTGTTTTATAAACACTTGATCTACAGAAAGAGACAT